GTAAACAGGATTCGGGTGTAGTTTGGTGCGGTGTACGCATCGACACCCTTCCGCTCAATGGTAATGTTCGGATTAGTCAGCAAATCTTTAAGCGCACCTTCAGATGCTTTTGCTCCCGCCCAATAAGCTTCATCAGCTTGCAGTAACAGCGTGTCCTCAAGGTGGCGGTTAAAGTTACCAGTAACATGTTCAGCGCGACTGACGATCTTATGGTGAGCTTTAACCAGACCGCCAAGTAGCTCACCAAACTTCGTTTTACCCGTCCCCTTTCGCCCTCTAAGGACGAGTCCGACACCTACCTTAGTCATTGGGTTCTGAATCATTTGTGCCGCCCACGCGATGATGTAGTTGGCGTAGGCGGCATTGCCATCAGCAAGAACATTGGTCACAAAATCGAGCCACGGCTCAACGTCACCCTCTTCTGCCTCGACTGACCAACCCCGCCAGAGGTTGTAACGCTCTAGGATCTGCATATCAGGGGCAAAGGTCAGCCCTGCCGCATAGGTTCGTCGGTCTGGATGCTCAAGCCACATATCTACGAGGTTAACTAGCTTGGGCTTCTCATCGCCTGACAAGACCCGACAGTTCATATGCTCTTTCTTCAAGTCTTCCAACTTATACAGCACGATGTTGTTGTGCTTGTTTATGTCTTCACGGATGACACGGGCAGAGCCTTCGACGTGGACGAATGCCCACTCTCTAAGCATTTTCGGAAGTTGTTCTTCCTTAATTACATGACTAACGGCTTCCTTCGCCATTGCTTTGACCGATGCCAGAGTGATTGGAGTTCTGCCTTTCGCGTCAAACGTGGCGTATCTGCGCTCACATTCACCCTCACGGTATTTGCTACCTTGAGATGACCATTCATCCCAGAGCATCCAACCCTCGTCAGAACCTGAATACTGGTGGTGTAAGCTCATCCCTGCCCTCACCCATTCGTCGTGGTGGCAGTCAGGGTCGAGTGACATGAGTAGCTCGCGTACATCTTCCTCGGACATGTCTAAACGTGGTCGAAACATCGACAAGTCATCGGGATCTATTTCTGCCGCAGACATACCCTTACGGGCTAATTCCCACCCGTCTTGCGCTGACGCTAACTCTTCAAAGTAAGCAACGAATGCTTCAGCTTGTTCTTTGCTGATAACAGGTAATTCGCTTTGAGACATATCGGCAGGGGGTTTACCGCGCACCCACTTATACGGCTCATTTGTCGCAGGATGAATGCCGTAAGCAACAAACTGTTGCCCTTCAGCCAACACTTCAACTGCGTGTTTGCTACCAAGAGCATCCTCATACTCACAGCTTCTGATCTTCGTAAATTTACCTTCTACTCTGAAAGGCAGAATGCACTTTGGTTTTTGCCCAACGCGAACGGAAGACTTACCTACATTCTCATCCAACCAAGTTAGAAGTTTGTGATTCAAAGGAGCGTTGAGACAGTCGATATCGACAGCAACAGTGTTGCGGCAGAGAACGCCCACACCACCATCACGGTGGCCATTGGATAACCACTTATCGACATCTTCATGGGTTGCTCGTATATCCTGCCACCCTTTTAACATGGGTGCTTTTTTCCCTTTCATTATTGGCACTATCTCGTAGCCTCTATCGACTAACTGATGCCCGTGTTCTTTTAAAAACGCCATTGCGTCACCTCTTCACTTTCACATTTTTATTTGATGTAACGTGTTGCCCTTGCTGTTGCTTCGATCTCCATAACTTCACACTCATTCGCTATTTTGGCGAACAACCATGCAGATCCTTTTGCAAAAGACGCTAGTGCCGACCAAAGGCCGTACAAACATTTATCTTGAAGACTCATAAATCACCTCACTGCTTTCATTGAAATCAGCCACGATGTCAGGACACAAAGACTTCCAAGACACCTGACCCTGAGACATCAACTCCATCTGCAACGCTCTGTGGGCGGGGACAATGCCCGTCTGCCGCCATTTAGATAACGCTTGCTTCGACACATCTAACCGCCTAGCAAGCGCGTTGCAGTTCTTAACACCAGACTCGGCAACGACAGAATCAATCGCTGTCTTCACCTGATCTGCAAACTCGCTTACATACAACATAGTTCTCACCTTTTAAGTTAATTTACAACTATCGGTTGACACAATAATTATTCTGTCCTAATGTGTCAACCACAGATACGAATTGTTAGTCAATAAATTGAATAAAGAGGACTAAAGTGATGAAACACGCAATGCTAGGTGCAAGTAAGGCGCACCGATGGATGACCTGCCCTGCTTCCATCCAATTGGAAGCTACTATTCCTGATGAAGAATCTTTCTATGCGGCTGAAGGCACTGCCGCCCACGCCCTTGCTGAAGGGTGTCTGCTCATGCAAAAACCACCCGAACACTTCATAGGCGTTCATTTCGAGGGCTTTCTTGTCGATCAAGTCATGGCTGACCACGTTGCTACCTACGTAGATTTTTGCAACGCACAGGAAGCTGACGAGTCACACGTTGAGATGCGCGTGGATTATTCGGAATGGGCAACTGGTGGATTCGGAACCGCAGACTTTGTCACGTTGCACGATGGCATTTTGCACGTCATCGATCTCAAGTACGGGCAAGGCTTAAAGGTAAACGCCAACCGCAACGAGCAATTGATGCTTTATGGACTAGGAGCGGCTTACGAATTTATCGACAAGGTAGATACCGTGAGCATGACCATCGTTCAGCCTCGATTAGATCACATCGATACATATTCGATGAGAGCGAAGGATCTATTTAAGTGGGCAGATGAGGTGGTTAAACCTGCCGCCCGAAGAACTATGTCTCCAGAGCCTGAGTTCAACCCAAGCAAGAAGGCGTGTCACTTCTGTAAGGCGAAGGCGACTTGCCGCGCACTGGCAAAGCACAACTACGAGCTTACTTTGTCGAGCTTCGACAATCTCGAAGAGCCACTACTAGTGCAAGTGCCTCATACCTTAAATGTCGAAGAGATAAGCAACCTGCTCCCCAAAATGGATGCGCTGATCGGTTGGGCGCAAGGCGTTCAAAAACACGCTCACAAGCTACTTATGGATGGCGGCATCTTGCCTAACTACAAACTGGTAGCAGGTCGCGGCCAACGTAAATGGCTAGACGCTGACATTGCCGAAGAATCACTGATCAAGATGTTGGGCGACGAAGCCTACACATCAAAACTAATTTCACCGACCCAAGCTGAAAAAGCACTTGGCAAGGCGAAGTACGGAGAGATCGTTGATCTCATCCACAAACCCGAAGGCCGCCCACAACTTGCACCGGACACAGATCCACGTCCGGCTGTTAAGCCTGAAGCGGCTGATTTCTTTAGTGACATATCAAATGAGGAAAAGTCCTAATGTCTACAATCACACTTAAAAATGTACGTTTATCATTCCCACAAATCTGGACTCCAAAAGCCTACATGGAGGGCCAGACAGCCAAGTATTCTGCAAACCTGTTGCTTGATAAGGATGGCGACAAAGAGCAGATCGAAAAGCTGAAGAAAGCTGTGAAGCAAGCCGCAACGGTTGGCTTCAATGGTGAGATCCCTAAAGGCTTAAAAACCTTTCTAGGCGATGGCATCGACAAAGCTTATGACGGGTACGAAAACGCCATGTTTGTCTCGTGCTCCACCCGTCAGCGTCCAACCATCATTGACCGTGACCGCACCCCGCTCGTCGAAGAAGACGAAAGAATGTACGCAGGTTGTTACGTCAATGCGGCCATCTCTATCTGGATTCAAAACAACCAGTTCGGCAAGCGCGTTAACTCTAACCTTCTGGCACTTCAGTTTGTAAAGGATGGCGAGTCCTTTGGTGGTGGTGGAGTCAAAGTCAACGATGTCTTTGATGACATTTCATCTGAGCAAGCGGCAGATGCGGCTGACGATGATTTTCTAAGTTGATCCAACTAATGGGGGTGCAGTTGCACCCCTTATTTTTGTGAGGTGTTACATGAAAGCAACACTCAGTTATCCATATGTTGGAGATCGCTACCCAGATTTAACAGGCAAGAATGTTGTGGTCAAAGAGATCGCAGAGCTTGCTGACATCCCCTACACCCTTCTGAAAAACCGAATGGGTATGAAAAAGAAACGCGCTATGGGTCTTCGGTCAGTCTATATCGAAGACAAAGATCTTGAGCCTAAAAAAAGAAACAAGCGTTTAAAAGATAGAAGTCCTAGAGATCAAGATGACGTTAATGAGTTAGCCACTAAGTGGTTAAAGAGGCCGTTGATATGAAGAATATTTCTATCGATTTTGAAACATACAGTGAATGCGACATTTTTAAAGCGGGCGCGTTCGCTTACGCAGATCACACCACCACCGAAGTTTTATGTCTCGCGTGGGCAGTAGATGATCAACCCGCACAGCTTTGGACTCCAGAAGATCCAATTCCCACCCAACTTTTCAGCTATATCGAAGAAGGCGCAACGCTGTGGGCTTGGAATAGCTTTTTTGAAATGAGCATTTGGAGTCAGGTGCTTGATTGGCCTGAAGTTCCGATCAACCAATGGCGTGACACTGCCGCCCTAGCCGCGGCACAAGCTTACCCTCGCGCATTAGGTAAATGTGGTGAGGCTCTTGGATTAAGAGGCGATGCCGCTAAATCAAGACGCGGCAAGATCCTTATCCAAAGACTGTGCAAGCCATACCGTGGCGCACGAAATTATGACCCCGTGCTATTGAAGGAACTATACGCCTACTGCCGTCAGGATGTGGTGGCCGAACGTGAGATCCGCTACAAGCTCCGCAACCTTAGAGGTATAGAGCAAGACGTTTGGGAACTGGATCAGCTAATTAACTGGCGCGGTGTTCGGCTTGATCGTGCATCCATTTATAACGCTCTCAAGATCATTCGCATTCACAGCTACAAGCTGAATAAGGAAGTCGAGAAGATCACTGATGGCTTCATGGACTCCACAGGCTCACGCGCTAAAGCGTTGCAGTGGTGTGAAGATCAGGGCTACCCGTTGGCGAGTTATGACAAGGCGGCTATATCTTCCGCGCTTGCAGACGAAGACTGCCCTCACAACGTCAAGAAATTTCTTGAAATACGACAGGCACTGTCGAAGTCCAGTACGAAAAAGTATGACGCTATGCA